ACGGTACTTGAACTTCTGCTGAAGGTTCATCTGGTCCTTACCGATCGCGCCGATCTTACCGATGGCCTTTCCGATCAGTTCATAAATCATTGCCTTTTCTGCCATTGTGTTCGCCCTCCTCAATTAATTCCTTTTGGTGTTGGGGATCGCTTCAAACTTCGGCTCCCTCTGGGTGACCTTCACGCCGGGAACGATCTCCCCGTCTTCGGTCATCATGGAAGCCCCGTCCGGCGTTTCCCGGAGCGTCTTCTTCAGTTCGGCCCAGTTCGCGCTTTCCTTGACCTTTACCAGGTCTGTCAGCCCGTTCTCCTTCAGCCAGGTCACCAGGGCGGCCTCATCCCGCTCATACTCCGGCCCCTGGTTCTTCAGAATCAGCTTGCCGCCGGGCAGTTCATAGGACAGCTGCGTCTTCGTCCTCTTCGCCGCCGGGATCATCTCCAGGTAGGACCTCAAGCCGCGTTCTGCCCAGGCAACCGTCCTATCACGGATCTCCTGCGCTTTCTTCTGCTGAAGTTCATACCATGCAACAAGCCGGTCATACTGTTCATTGGCTTCCCTGATCCGCCGGAGCAGGTACTCGGCAGAGGCGTCATCCAGGACCGCCACTTCTTCGATCTGTTCTTCTTCGGAAATCTCTTCCTCAAAGATCTCGTTGGCCATTTCGCTCATGATTTTTCTCCTTTTAATTGCGTATTTTGAATGGTTGGTGTATACTACATATAGATGTTGTGTTTGCCCTCAGCATCTACGCTGACACGCTTAACCTTGTAGCCCCAGGGTTGAGCGTTTTTTCTTTGTCCTCACAGGCCCCACCGGCCTTTCAGACAGGAAAGGTCATCGGCTTTCCTGCGGCGTTTCCGGAGCGCCAGCCGCTCACGGATCGTCATCCTCCGCCAGCGGGCCCGCCCTGATCCGGCCTGGAAATAGCCGAAGCGGTACTCATCTCTCATCATCCGGCCTCCTTCCAGCTGTCAGGAGCCTCATTGCCTACACCATTCAGCCTCTGCTCAAAGATCTCCACCTGCTTTGCGAGATCCAGCTTGAGGTCAATCTGCTCATCAAACATGGACAGAAGCAAGGCCTCCATCGGCGTTCCCTTACAGGCATTGGCAGCCTCTCCGAGCTTGTCCTCCGCTTTCGACATGAGAACCCTTGCCTCACCGGCAAGCCTTTTCACATCCTCCAGCATCTTTCTCTCTTCCTTTGTCATGCGAACCTCCTTCTCATCATTTCTCTCCGGATCACCTCCGGAGGCCTTACCGTGCGGCTGCGGTCCCATTCCATGACCGCCCTTTCCGTGACCATGTAGGGCCTGGTCTGATGCTCCATCTGCTTGATGTACCGGATAGCCGTCTGCCGGGAGCATTGGTACCTGGCCATGATGTCGGCCACACTAAACAGCCTTTCCATCAGCCGGCCTCCTTTACGATGTCCTTGATCTTCACACCCAGCGCGTCCGCGATCCTCTGCATGGTTTCCTCTTTCGCACCGCGCCGGTTGTTTTCAAGATCGGAAAGGAACGGCTGGGATACACCCGCATTTCTCGCCAGGTCGATCTGGCGGATCTTTTTCTGCTGCCGGACCTTCTTAATCCGATTCATGTATTTTTCACCCCCTTATATAGCCATATTTTCCTTGTCTGGCGATATTATAGCCGTATATAGCTATATTGTCAATACTTTATAGCTATATTTTTATAAATTTTTTTCGTTGAAATAGCTATATATATAGGTTAGAATATATACAGCTATTTGGAGGTAGTCTGATGAACATTGTCAAAGAACTTCGCAAGAAAAAAGGAATACAGCAGAAAGAGCTCGCCATCGAGATCGGCGTCGCACAGCCGACAGTCAGCGACTGGGAGTCCGGCAAGAAAGATCCCAGCGGCGACCGTCTGAAAGCGCTGGCTGCTTATTTTGATGTGGACGAACTGGTGATCCTCGGCAAGGGATACTCGGAACAGATGGCCAGGGTCCCAATCACCGACGAGGCCAAGATCGTCTCCGGTGGCCTGGATAAACTGTCAAAAGAAGAACGTGAGCGGGTGCTGAATGTGCTCCGCGCCATGTTCGCAAACCGACCTGATCTATTTGAATAAGAAAGGAAAATGACCCGATGACGCCGAACTATGAATTGGCTGCCACCGCCGCCATGAGAGCCCTGATCGCCAACAACATTACGACAGCCCCCGTTATGCCATTGCCGATCCTCAAGCGTATCCCCGGTGTGCTGGTACTCACTTTTGAGGAAATGTCCAGGGACACCGGCATAGAACGGCAGGAGATTCTGAAGAGGTTCGGCGACAATCAGGACGCGGCGACCTTTTACCGCGATACCGGAAAGATCCGGTACATCGTGGCGTATAACCAGTCCCTCTCCATTTACCTGGCACAAAGAGCCGTCGCCAGGGAACTCGGCCACATCGTCCTCGGACATGACGGCGAGACCAGGACGACAGAGAACCGCATGGCAGAGGCTTATTGCTTCGCACACCATCTTCTCTGTCCCCGGCCGGTGATCAAGGCCATCCAGGACGCAGGTATCACCGTGACATATGAAGTCCTCGGCAGCGTGACCGGTTGCTATGAGCGGTGCGTGGCCGGAATCCGGACAGAGCCCGGTGTGCACGTAGATCCGGAGCTCAACCGGAAAGTAAGGGAACAGTTTTCCGATTATCTGAAGAACATGATCGACTTCCAGCCGGTTCTGGCCAGGAGCGACCAGTCGGCTCCTGCAGACTTCGGCCACTACATGGACAACTACGAAGAGTAGGAGGTAGAAATGAAGAGACTGATCACCGTTTTCCTCGCGCTGATGATGATTTGCTCATGCGCGGCCGCAGAATTGAGCGTTCCGATGTATAATGCCTTTGCATCCGTCGCCGGAGCTCCGAGACTTGAGGAGATGACGCAGAGCGAAGACAAGTACACTTTCTCGACCGACCATCTGATGATCGTTTTTGATACATCTTCCTCCGGGGAGATCACCCAGGCCGGCGTCGTGCTGCTGGATGAAGAGGGAACGGCGGACTTCATCTGTTCGTGTGTGGCGGTGATGCGGTACCTGGGTAAAGTAGACATGACCGCGGAAGGGATGTTCCTGAACCAGTTCCTGGCATTGCGTGCCGGATCTTATCCGGTGGCCTTCGGGATCGGTTCTGATCAGTTCAACATGGTTTTGTCTGACGGGAAGTACACCTTCCTGTATAAAAATAATGATTGATGAGCAGATAAGGTTATGCCAAGGGCAAAAAAACAACGCCTGAAACAGCGTTCAGACGGTTATTACGTATGCAGATATAAGGATCAATGGTTTTATTCCCTTGATCATGACGAGTGCCTGGCGCTCCGGGAAGAATACAAGCGCCTGGAAAAAGAAGAGCTTCTGTCCGTCCCCACGGTCAGATCCTACGGTGAAAAGTGGCTGGAAAGATCTTACCCGTCAGTTGCGAAGTCCACAAAGGACGGCCTTCGGATTCATCTTCGGAAGCTGACCGACGCCATCGGTGAGCAGCTGATCACAGACATCAAGCCGTCACAGATCAAACAGATCTACACGGACCGGTATCTCGGCCTGTCCAGTTCATACATCAAAGGCGCACGTCAACTGTACTGCGACCTCTTTGACGCTGCGGTGGCTGACGGATACCTCCGGACGAATCCGGCCAGGAGTAAATCAGCAAAGCCGCATACCGGCACGGTCGGCGGTCACCGGCAGATCACCGACGAGGAGCGGCACTGGATAGAGACTCTCTGCACGGATCACCGCGCTCACGCTGCGGTCATGGCCATGCTGTACTCCGGCATCAGGCCTCAGGAGATGAAGGCCGTTAAAATTGAGAGGGACGTGGACTTCTCCTCGGAGCAGATCACCCTCCATGAGTTCGCGCATATTGAGGACTCAAACCACTATAAACTGACTAAAACGGGAAAAACCGACAAAGCCGCCAGGTCGATCCCGTTATTTCCGCCGCTTAAGAAGGCCCTGGAAGGGAAGACCGGATACCTTGTCCAGAACGCCGATGGCAGCCGTATCACCATCCAGGGATGGAAGTCTATGTGGGAGTCATACGTCACCTGCATGGAGACAGCCATCAACGGCTGTCAGAAGAGATGGTACGGCAAAAAGAAAGAGCACAATAATATTTTATCCTCAGGAGGAGCACTTCCGCCGTGGATAGAATTTACTGTGGTTCCCTATGATCTGCGACACAGCTTTTGTTGCATGTGCCGGGATAACGGTGTAGAGTTAAATACCTGCATCCGTTGGATGGGCCATAAGGACGCAAAGATGATCCTCCGGATCTATGACG